CCGGTAAGCGCAAACGACTGAGCATCACCACTCAGGATGCTGTCCGCTATAAATGAAGCATCACTGCCGATGACGTTGAACGCACCAGAAATGGCGGCTAGATTGCGGTCAACTCGCAGCGTTGTCGTCTGACCAGTGAGGACACTGCTGCTGAGGTCAGCGTTTAGGGAACTGGCTTTTAGCAGGCCCGTATCGTTGCCTGTGACTGCAAAATTACCAGCCTCTGTTGATAAAGATCGACTGTTGAGGAGACCGGCTTCGTTACCAGTAAGTGCAAATGCTCCGGCTAAAGCCTCTGTTTTTTCTGTCTCGCGGAGCGTTGCGGCGCTGCCCGTCAACGTAAAACTGCCAACGATTAAAGCAACTTCATACGCACCTAGTAGCGTGAGTGCAACAGTATTGCCGGTGAGCGTGAATCCGCCTGTCCCAGCGGTCAGATTCCACGTTCGAGCGAAAACAACGCTTGGGCCTGTCTCGGTAAAATTCCCTGTGCCACCGCTGAGGAAATAAACCTCAGACAGGACAGGACTGCCGCCAGTTAGCGCAAACGTACCAACGTCAACTGGAGCGAGAATCGTTTTAGTAAAAACAGCACTGTTGCCTGTTGCGTTAAACGTTCCAAGGTCGCTTGTCAGTATGTACTGCTTTGTGGTCGTGACGGCTTGCCCGGTCAGCGCAAACGTTGCTGGGTCTGCTTCGAGAACTTCTGTTTTGCTTAGTGTTACGTCGGCACCAGTAACGCTGAATGACCTAGTGTCAGCAGTTAGCACTTGTGCTTGCGTAAATCCCGCATCGTTGCCGGTTAGCGCAAAGGATCCAGCATTTACGTCTAGGTTTGTGACAACGTGCAGCCCTGCATCATTGCCGGTCAGTGCATAGGACTGAACATCAGCGGCGAGGCGCTTATCTTCAAGAAATCCTGCCGCTTGGCCTGCCAAGCTAAACGCACCGGGATCGGCACTCAGTCTTAGTCCGGAAAAAAACGTTGCGTCATTACCGGTCAGGCTGAAAGCGCCTTTATTAGCTTCTATCTGTCGGTCTGTTGCAAAAACAACATCGTTCCCCGTGACAACATACGACCGAACATCAGCCAATAATTCCGGCTCCGCTGAGGCAGCCTCAATAATCGCTAAGTAGACAGCAGCAACATCGTCAGAGGTAGTACACGAAACACCTACGGGGCGGCTGCCTTGCCCTGCAACAGTTTCTCTGTATAGACCAGCTACTCTTGCTCCAAAATCAATAGTTTGGACAGCCGTAGAGTTAGCACCTGGCGTTATTCTGCCGGACTGGTTGCCAAAAGCGCCACGCCCTGAATAGAGCCCTAAGTATCGAATAGAGTTTGCGCCTGGGCTTCCGTCGTCAACGTTTTCTTCGGTAAGTGTCTGGTTGTTTTGCTCTACCAGAACTCCGGCTGTGTCTGTATCTGCTGCCGCCGTGACTGTCGCAACAGTCGCGTACATCACGTTGGAGTTATTTGTTCGATTGACTGTTACTGTTTGGTTCCCTGATGGAAGCCCAGACCCTGCGAAATAAGCAACAGTTCTGCCGGGTTCACCGCCAATGTCAACAGCGTTGGCCCCGGTGACACGGCTTAATGTTGTTGAGCCGTAAGTGACCGTGCCTGCGTCGTCGTTGAAGCTGTTGATCGTATGCACGAAAACAAGTACTCCCTGCGGAGTGCTTGTCTGAGTATGGGTCCAGTTAAATGACCCTTGGTTAGACGAACCTGTTGCGCCAGTATGAGACTCCGATGAGGAGGAATGAATAACAGCCATTTTTCAGCCTCCTCAATTTTTAGTTAGGCCAACGTTAAAATTCCAGATGCATCAAACGTGATAGTGAAGGTTTCGCCATTTAATAGATCAACGGCGGAACCGTAGTCGTAATAGCCAATCAGTTCGTCACTCGTCGCAGTGTCGTTATAGAGCGCCACGTACCTGAAAGTTGGCACGGTGCCGGATGCTGTCAACACAAGATCGGCGGCGTCCAACGTGTATGTGCCGCCTGTCTGGGCAGATGTAACTGATGTCAAGACTCGGCTTGAGATATTTGAGTACGAAATCTCTGTGATATTTGCGAGCACAGTGTTCGCCGCCGCAGGAGCTGAATTTGTTAGCGCAATGGTTAAAGTGTCAGCGCCCAAGTTGTGAACGCCCTCAGAAAGAGCTTCCACGAAAGAATTGAACTTGTTGAAACTAGCCACAGGGGAAATTTAGCTTTTGACTTAAATTTTAGCTTAGAACGCAAGGCTCGCGTTGAACTCATCAACCGTTCCAGTAACGGCGGTAATTTCAAGCCAAACCCAGTTGCCGGTAGGGATTGGCTGGTTCTGAACGGTCGCTGCGCTGCCAGTAGTTGTATTTGTAACGGTGTCAGAAATAGTTGCAAGAGACCCTATAGCGGTGCGATCAGCTGCATACCTGATTTCATAGGTCACTGAGCCACCAGAAACCAATCCTGTCACATCCCTGAGCGTTGTTGATCGCGCAGTCCGGAACAATGTAAAGCTATCGCCAGCGACAGGCTCGGCTATTGTTGCGCTGCGAGCAGCAGGAGCCTGGTTTTCCCAACGCTGGTTGTCATCGTTCCAAGCAATTAGGTCGCCGGTTTCTTCGCCGTCAATGTCTACATCATGTAACAGATACAGGTTGTTGCCTGTTGTTGCCCTAACGAAAATTTCGCCATTTACGGCGTCACTTTGAACAGTTACGGCAACGGGCAGTTTTAAGTTTGGTGCCCCAAGCAGGTTTTCTTCTAGGACTAAATCGCCAGGATTTACGGTACACGCCCAAAGCAAAGAGTCCGGGGGATAGATAGATGTATCGATTCCACGCACATAACCGTTCGTGCATACAAAACCAAAGCCGTTCTCTGCAATGTCCTCTGCAAGGATTCCAAAAAACACGTAACCGGGGTAAGTCCCGTCAGCTACCAGTACGCCAACTTCAATTCGGCCTGTGACCTCATCCGCGCCTAAGAACATCGCAACTTGGCCCTTGATCATCCCTCCAGGCTGCACGCATTTCACATAAACGTGAGTGTCTTGGCCCAGACATTCCGTTACAGCAGCATTGCGCTTGACTCCTAAGCATTTGTCTGGATCGCTCCACGCTATTTGCCCGATTTTTGTGATCGAAACGGCTTGCGCCGGGTCAAGTCGAACTGAACCCAACTCAGGCTGAGATGTCCAATCTGTGTCGTAGGTTGATGCGCTGGATTTGACTAAAACGTTCTTCTCTGCGCCGCCAAGGGCTACGCCTGCACCATTTTGGCCTGGGGTTTTTACTGTTACAACGGCAACTTCACCGCTTTCATCAACAGTGACAGTGTTTTGAGCGGTAGTAATATTGACGCTTGTCACGATGTGTAACCCTCGGAAACTTGAATTGTTCCTTCTAGATAGTATTCTTTGATTCCAGCTGTATCAGTCAAAAGTACGTCATAATACATGCTGTCAGGAAGCGTTTCGGTTTGTGTGTCGGTCAAGCTTATTGAGATCTGTCCTTCTAGTGGGTTTGTGTATGCGACGGAAAAATCAGCATATTTTGTAGTGCGTGCTTTGTTCCATGCTTGGGCAGCCGCGACCCAGCCGCTTAAGTCAATTGCAGCGTCGTTGCTGTCTTTGAACTGCAGCGAAACGTTGTAGTCTGCGCGACGTTGCAAGGTGATGTTATAGGTTCCTGGCTGTACAGTCATGGTTTGGCCCCTCTAGTACATTGTATCAAGACTCTCTTATCCTGCGGATTGACGTAATCCATGAGTCAGTACCTGTTGTTGTCCAAGATCCCCATGAGTAATTAGCTACAGAAGGAATAATTTTATACGCCAAACCTAATGATCCTCTAAAGGCTAGTACATCTTCGGTGATTAAAGTGCTATCAGTAGGTGCGCCCATAGGTGAAGCGTTGTCGTCATCGACAAAAGCCTCCAATATTACAATTGAATCTTTTGCTAAAAGCATAGTTGTGTTGTTGTGGGTTGGTGTGCCAGCTGTTGAAGATGATGCGCTTTGTTTTTCGTCGATGTCGTATAAACCTGTTTGGTTAGGTGATCGGAGTGCAAACGCTATTCCGTAGTTTGGTGCTTGCCCACTAATTGAAAACGACAATGTCGATGATGTTGAAGTGTGAAGTTTTGTCCCTACATAGCGACCAATATCTGCCGCAGTAGAAAAATCTTGAACTTGGGTTGTAAATCCAGTTACTGTGCCGGGGGTATTAGTATCTGAGCCCACTGCTACATAAATCAGGTCATTTTGCTGCAAGTTAGATAAAGAAAACGTTGTTCCGTCTGCTCTGTACCTATGAAAATCGACAACTGACCATGTTGACGCTGCGGCGGAACCACTTTGAGCAAATAGAGCTTGTTGAATACCCATCAGGTTAAACCTGCTCCACTAATAACAAACTCATCTGGGCCCACACAAAGCAACGTAGCAAGCCCACGTTGTGCCAAGGTTCGTTGCCCTGTTGTTGAAGTACCCGCCAAACGCATAGTTACGCCTGAGCCGTCGTCGATGGTTCGGTCAGATGAACTGTCGTTATACAAACTAATTGCGTCTCCCGCGCTAAATACACTTGGTGGGACGGTAATTGTGCCGCTTGTAAAGTTAATATGCTTGCCGTTATCACTCGCAATAAGGGTGTAGTTAGACGATGTAGACTTTTGAGGAATACCGGCTGGACCGGCTACTTCAACAACACTCCCGTTATCTTTTTTTGTAAATACAGTGCCGTCTGCTGTGTTTATAAGCAGTTCTGCAGTGGACGTAAAAGCACCAGAGCCAGGTGTCCCAGTGCCCCTTTTATGGCGAATGTGAGTAGCCATCTTTAGAATGTACCTCCGTCGATAGCAAAGCCTGAAGTGGCTCCGTTTTCAAGAAATGTCACCAAATCGCTTAAGGCAACCTGAACCATTGTACCGTTATCGTTGACAACCACCCTGTCGCTTGTACCCAAAGTGGTGGGGGTTGCAGCCGTTCCACCGTCCAGTTTATTGAGTTCAGGTGTAGTTACTGTTGCCCCGTCTAAGATCGCAACTTCCGTTCCGGTTAAAGCTGCCAACGCTGTAGCTGTGCCGGATGCCATACCAGCAAGCGTGGTTAGTTCAGCATCTAATGCCTGTTTTGCATCTAGCTGCGTCTGGATACTTGAAGTGACTCCAACGCTGTAGTTCAACTCAGCTGTTGTTGCCGTTGCTCCGTCTAGGATTGCAGCTTCCGTTCCACTCAGTGCTGCGAGTGCGGTAGCTGTACCGGGTGCCATACCAGCAAGCGTGGTTAGTTCAGCATCCGATGTCTGTTTTGCATCTAGCTGCGTCTGGATACTGGATGTGACACCATTTACATAGTTGAGTTCCGTTGTAGTTACTGTTGCCCCGGCAAGCACATTCAGTTCCAGCGTGGTAGCTGTTGCTCCATCTAAAATCGCAACCTCTGTTCCGGTAAGTGCTGCAAGTGCTGTGGCCGTTCCGGATGTCATTCCGGCCAGAGTGCTTAGTTCAGCGTCTGAATTTTGCTTTGTGTCTATCTGTGTCTGGATGCTTGACGTAACACCACTTACATAGTTCAGCTCAGTAGTTGTTACTGTTGCTTCGTCTAAGATCGCAAGCTCGGTTGCTGTGAGTGCAACTAAATTGGTGGCCGCTCCTGATGTCATGCCAGCAAGCGTGGTTAGCTGAGCGTCACCCGCCTGTTTTGCGTCTAACTGTGTTTGAATGCTTGAAGTGACGCCATCTACATAGTTAAGTTCAGCAGTTGTTAGCGTTGCTCCGTCTAAAATTTCTACTTCAGAGCTTGCTAAGGCGGCAAGTGCCGTTGCTGTTCCTACTTGCAGCCCTGAAAGCGTGGTCAGGTCAGCGTCGTATGCTTGAACATCAGTGCCTATAGCAACGCCAAGGGCTGTTCTGGCAGCACTCGGTGTAGTTGAACCCGTCCCACCATCGCCTACTGCAAGCGTGCCGGTAAGCGAGGATGCGCCTAAATCAACCGCAAGCTCAGTCGATTCGATGGTACACCCACCGTCAGCCTTCAAATCTACGCTTACTGTTGTCCCAGTAACGTCTATTCCGTCCCCAGCAACAGGCGCACTACCGCCACCACCGGAACCAGCACTTATCCAAGCACTGCCGCTCCAAATCTTAAGTTCTTCCGGACTAGCACTTGTATCTAGCCAACCTTCGCCTACAGAGTTTCCGGCACTACCGCCAGCTGCAGGGGCTACATTGGGTGCTGTCGTGCCAACGTGTATAGGACCGACCTTTATAAGGTCTGCACCAGTTGAGTCCTTAAAAAATAAACCAGGACTTGCAGCATTGGTATTGATCGCAAGTTGACCATCAGCCAAACTCGTTGTTGGGCGTTTGGCGCTAGTGCTGCTACGAAGGTGCTTGTATGTAGCCATGCCTTAACTCCTTGCCGGACGGCGTTACCACAACAGTCTAGTATTCGCCTTCGTCAATTTCCACGTCGTACTCAGCAATAATTTCAGTTAGGTTTTTGTACTGCACGTAGTAGTCAGCACTGCTTATTTTCACCAACAAATCACCGGCTATACCGCCATGTGGTAAATTTTCGCCGTTGTAATTAAAGTTGGACATCAGTAAGAGCCTTCATCAACAACCCCTACGGCCATTGAGCCCGTGGTGTTGTCAACAGTAATTTCGGTGCTCTCACGGACAACCCCTGAGACAGTAATTGTTGCAATCTGAGTTCGCCCCCACAATGTGTCTATAGCTGCTCCAGCGTCTGCAACCCCGGTAAATGGCGGTGTTAAACCTGTACCGTCGTAAGTTACGCTGCCTGCGTCAATTACGCTGATGCCAGCACCTACAAGGTTGACGTGTGTCCAAGTTGTTCCAGAGCCTGGGCTCAGAACCCAATCGCCAACGTCTAAAGCAACAGCAGGCGCTGGAGCTGTTCCCGTTCCAGCAGTTGTTACAAGCAAGTACACGCCAGAACTTGCCGCTGTCGGTGCAACTAACGCAGAACCAACAATGAGACCCGCCTCTGAGCCATAGTTATTTAAACTTGCAATCGTGTTTGTGTTCGCGTCATAAGTACCAGCAAAACGTAGGTTGGCTTGCGCCCCAAACTCATTGTTTAGCGGCAAGTAATAGCCTTCTGGCGGGTCAACTTGCCCAACCCAAACGTAAGCCGTGCGATCTGTTGGGTTTACCCAAAGCTGACCCGCAAATTCTGGGGTTGGTTGACTACTGCTTATTTTTGCAATGCCATAGTCAGCCAGTTGTGATGCTGTAACGCTATTTGCAGCTAAAAAAGCAGATCCAAATGTCCCGCTTGTAATCTTGTTTGCATCTAGGCTGGGAATGTCTCCTGCCTCTAAGGTAGTGCCAGATATAACAACACCTTTTGCATTAACTTGAACTTTGGGGTAAATACCGGCGGTCACTCCAGAATTGCCTAGCGACAACGCCCCATCAACAGCAACCGTTACATCAGGGCCAGGTACTTTAACGCCACCGATTGTGCTATTAGTGGCAAGTGGGATTGCACCGGTTGGAACGGTGTCGGCCACACTGACGATGCTTCCGTGCTCGTCATACTCAATACCAAGTTTTGTAGCGGCTGTAATTGTGTTAGCAATAGAAGCTGCGCCTGCGCCGTCAACACTCAATCCGCCAGCAGAAGGAACTGAAACAGCTCCTAGTATTGTGGCCGTAGCAATAGGTAAATCAGCAGACGGTATTGATCCCGTATTTGATGTAATCAGTCCTGTCGAATCCCAAGTAATACCGCCTTGCGTTCCAGCTGTAACCGTGTTGGAAATTCCAATACTCCCGGAGCTTTGGTCTAAGCCACGGTCAGTGACGGCCCCTAATGCTGTGTTTGGAACGGTGCTAGCACTTAATTTTGACCCGTTAATAAAATTACCTACTTTGTCATCAGTAATTGCGCCGTCTTGGATTTTTTCTGTGGATACAGAATCCACACTTAGTTGCGTGCTCTCTACCGTACCAGATGCTATCTTGTTGCCGTTAATTCCTGTCGCTAATTTTGCGTCCGTAATTGCGGAGTTAGTAACAGCCGCAGTGTCTACACTGCCATCAGCTAACTCTGAAGATCCGACTGCATTAGTTGCGATCTGCGTAGCCGTGACAGAATTTGCATTAATTTTTGAGCCGTCTAAATCACTAATTTTTGCATTACTTACGGTTGCATCAGTGAGTTTTGCACCGTTAATGCCTGGTGCGACCTTTGCATCTGTAATAGCGGAATCTTGTACAGCTGAAGTATCAACGGATAAGTCTGCAAGCTCGGTCGAACCAACAGCGTTAGCGGATAATGCGGTCGATGTAACTGCGTTTGCGGCCAACTCCACTGCGCCAACAGAACCGGCGTTTAATTTCGCTCCATCAAGGCCGATAATTTTAGCATCGCTAATAGTTCCGTCAGCAATTTTTACCCCATTAACTCCAGTGGCAATCTTTGCGTCGGTTACTGCTGCAGTTTGGATTGCAGCGGTATCCACGGATAAGTCGGCAAGCTCGGATGCCGTAATACTGTCAGCCGATAATTGAGTTGTCGTTATTGATCCAGCAAGTATTTTTGCGCCATCAATATTGATTCCTATTTTGGCGTCTGTAATTGCTGCGTCCAGTACAGCAGCGGTGTCAACAGCATTGTCCGCCAACTGTGTTGATGTAACTGAATTTGTACCCAGTTGGTTGGCAGTAATAGTTCCAGTAAGTATCTTTGCGCCGTCTACATCGACAATTTTTGCATCGCTAACTGAAAGAGAAAGTAGCTTTGTGCCGTCAATGCCCCCGGCTAACTTAACGTTTGTGACAGCTCCATCCTGAATAGCCGCAGTATCTACAGATAAGTTGGCTAGTTCACTGCTACCGATAGCATCCGGTGCAATTTGGCTCGATGTAACGGAATCCGCCACAATCTTCGTGCCAATAAGGCTAGTTATCTTGTCGCCTGAAATTGCCCCGTCAGCAATAAAGCTGATACCAAAGGTCAATAGGTCTGATGCCGTCAGCCTTTTAGTCTCAGAAGCTGAAAGATCTGCTATCGCAATGGGGTCCGTACCTTGCAGGTCAGAACCCGCCAGCAGAGGTAGCCCAGAAATTTCTAAGTCAGGCATTCAGGCTCTTTATTCGTGCTACCAGTCTAATGGCTGCTAGGCTGTTTCCTCTTGTAGCAATGCACCGTCTTGGTTGCTTTCAAGCAAAATCTTGTTTGAGTCCTCTTGAAGGATGTAACTAAGCTGTGACTTTTCGCGTAGCGTAATTAACCCAGTTGTTACAAAATCAATTTCAGTTACAATTGCCTCTCCTGGCTCAATCGACACCTGAACACTGCTAACGATGCAGTCACACTCGTACCAAACAGAGGAACTACTCTCCTCGTTTTTGTACAAATAGAACTTACCCCTAAACGCTGCGCCTTGCTGCAGCCGAAGGACTAGACGCGCCAGATACACCGAAAATTCAGTTGCTCCTGCTCCGGTGGTCGTTTGGTGTTCCCAAAAACAAGACATGCGGCCCTGTCCGCTAATTAATCCGGCGTCAAACTGGTCTTGAAAATCTTGGCATAGGGATGAAGTTTGTATCAACTCCCTGCTTGTTGTCATGTCAAAGCGGCGGACCTGAGCAACAGGTCTAAATACGTCGCTTCGTGTTGTGATCGTTATTTCCTTTGTCGCGCTGGGCGCAGTTAATGCCAATGCATCGGACATTTCACCTGCTAGTGCTAGTGAGAATGTGCTGTAAAGCCTTATACCGCCAATGTCATCAACATGGACATAACCTGTCCAGTCCGGGTAGGTGTGGCCGCTGACAAGCTCTAGCGTTCCACCACTCTCGGTTGCAATCGTTACTAAGTCGCCACTAATTAACGCCCCAAGCGCAAAGTCTACGCTGAAACGTTTGCGGCTGACATTTACATCAGATTGCGCCAGCTCACTACGAAGGCCACGACCCGTTCCAACACGTTGGAGCTGAACTTCGCCTTCACTGCCTAAGTAGATAGACATGGTTTACAAGCTATTTTGAACAGCAGCACCATCAGCTTCAAAACTGATTTCAACAGATACAACCTCCCCAACAGCGCAATTCATTGCCGCATTGGTGATGTAAGCGGGGATTGTGATCGTTTTTCCGTCCACCTCCAGTTTAAAAGTCACTTGATCAGAGGCCGCATTGTCACCATCCCCCACACCTGTTCCATTCTTTACGATTTTATTGATTAGCTGAGAAGCCGTTGAATTGGAGCCGTAGTACAGTACTCGGCAACTGCCAGTGGTTGAACGAGTGCTTGGAACAACAGTCCTGTCAGTGTCGCAAAGACTCGTAGTATCGAGCATCTGTTGAGTTGTAGCCCATGACCAGTTCTGGACTTTTGCTTCGCAACCTCCGCTTGTCGCAGACGTACCAGAGCCAAAGAACAGCTTTCCGTTGATGCCGCTAGTAAAAGCCATTGCAGGTGCGCGTTCGTTTCCCTATTCTAAACGCCGTCTATGTAAGCGGTAAAGCGGCAAGACACATCACAGATATTACGGAACTTATAGGTCACTGTCGGAGGTTCCGCAAAGCGCCATCTCAATGGTGAACCTTCCTTCATCCTTGCTTGCATTGTGCTCCCAGCGCAATCCATCACCCCCGAATTAAAATTGACCTGATTCCATAGGCCGTTTGAAGCTTCGTAAGCGTTGATAATGCTGTTCGCATCCCTGTCTTCAATGTTGGAAAAGAGAAGAGTCAGCTCGGCATCAAAGTTCTGAGCACCAAACTGGACAACACTCGTTGCGCCGTTAAGAGCTTTAAAAAACGTCTGTGGGTACTTCCCAGGTTTATAGGTTCGGCTTGTTGGCTTGAGATTCGGAAACGTAACAGACATTATTAAGAAGCATCCACTATGAAGTGGCTGTTGGTGACGCCCCCCCAGTCTAAAGTGCGTAGCGACCCCGTACTTGTTAAGGGGGCAAAACTTCCCGCCACTTCCACAAGACCATCATCTGCGTAACTTAGACTTTCAAGTTTGTAAACACGGTGTTGGGGATTGTTCTGCAGTGAAACCGCAAAAATCGAGCTTCGCAATGCAAAATTTGAAGTCTGGCCGTCTATAACCGTAAGCGTGGCTTCGGCAATTCCTGTTGTTCCAGGTCTCCAGTATTGAACTTGGTACGTTCCATTCTCTAAATCCAAGCCGATAACATTACCTTCATTGTCTATTGACCCGTTGTTTAAAAGGCTTCCAATAGAGCTGTCAGAGTGGGCAACCGCAGAAGCAACCTGAAAGTATTCTCCAGGTTCCAGCCCCATTGCCATTTGAGGTGTTGTTTGAAATTTAATTCCATGGTCTACTTGTTGACGAATTTTTAAAGCGTATTTAGCGAAAAATTCTGCGTGTTTTTGGCTAGTGCAAAAGTAACTCATATCAAATGTTTCTTCTATGTCGCTTTCCGAGCCGCCCTGTTCGTCAGTCAACCGCACACCTAATGTTTTTGTTTCCGGAAAACTGTTCTGCGCTTCTTTGCGCCATAGAACTACTGCCCTGAATAGTTGACGTTCTTCTGGGGTCAAAAAACTTACTTGCAAGTCGGTTACGTTTCCATCCGTAAATAGAGCTTTAGGGTATATTTTTTGGCCCACATCTATCTGCCCAGAACTATCAAATGGTACGTCAGGGTAAAGGCTAAACTGACCTCCTTTGATTCTGAATTGAAGCAAACAATAACCTGCGTTTTCAAAAATCCAGTCTCTTACGTTTACCCTTTCGCCTATGACACCATCCCAAAAAAATTGGTTTCCTAAACAAAATTGTGCGGCATCTTGCATTTCGTCCCTATTAATTTGAAGTTTACCAACACTTTCACCAAGGCCGTATTTTTTATTTATCAAAAGGTCAAAAACAATTTCAGGAAATAAATTGGTTGAATCCGTGCCGAAAGGGGGTAGTAGTTTTTCAACCTCAATACCGTCTTTAAAGTACGCGGATAACTGACTGAAGTTTGTCCATTCAACACCGCTATTTAATCTGATACCTGCATAAGCAAGATCGTCATACACAGGTGTAAAACCAGCGCCGTTTATCCTGGCAGCAGTAATTTCGTTTACGTTTACCACCTCATGCTCAGGAGCAGTTTGATTAGATGGTTGTTCTGTGTCATAAACGACAAAATCTTGCCATCCGTCCCCGTATCTTAAATTTACAGTTTCTCCGTACTGCACAATGCCATCACCGTAGCCGTTTTCCCCTGTGCCTTCTGGAACACCGTACACTTCCCACTCTTTGTTGTAACTGCTATTTGAATCAAATACTTTTTCATAGCCTGTGTACCATACAAAAAAACCATCCTTACTAAAGGAACTTTCACTCGGTTGTTTCCAGCTATCATCAAACGAACCGGATGCGTCTAGTACATAAACAATTCGTTGGTCCATCCAAAACCTTGCCGCTGCTGCACCAGCAATGGGGGCTAGCTGAAAATCATACGCTGCAAGCTCTGGATGAATAATAGAAATCTGATTATACACAGCCTCTGGACTTCTACCTTCGACTACAAAAGACGAGTTGGCAGAAGTAATATTTATCCAGTCAGTATCGCCTTGTTTTCGGTATTGTAAGGCAAAAAACGACAGCCTTTTAGTGTAAATGTTCATCCTCCCTAATTGTATATTGGCGTCGTTGTCGTTGTATCTCCCAATAGTTGCGTCACTTGGCTGTGAATTTACATTTGCAAAGCCGTTTATTTTTCTGTAAACAGTGGATTTTACAGTTATATCTGTTCTGTCACAAGCTCTAGTATTGCTTATAGTAGCCAACGCCATGCGTTGTATTGACAGATTAACTGGTCTTTGTTGGCCATCTCCATTTCCGCCTCGTACGTCGATAAGACCTGCTGTTGTCATCCTAAAATAAGCAGTGACTTGATTGCCTATTCGCCACGGGCTTCCCTCTTTTTTAACTAGAACCCCGTACCCCGTTCCAACTAAATAAGTGTCCCCTACAACTAAATTAGAGTCAGCTTCAATTCTTGCATTGTCTATAGATTGCCGAATCTCTTCAACATTTCCAATATCGTCTTCAGAAAATTGATTAGGTGCTAAAGCATAAACTACAGTATCGCCTACGTCATACGCTTCGTTGTCCCTTATTCCAATACTCCTACCTAAAACATTAAACACGTAACCGTATCGAGGGTATTCGCGTTTAATTTTTCTTTTCCTATCCCGAATGTCGTCCTCTACATCCCCATCTGCGCTATCGGGCTTCATCACAAGCTCGTAATTTACTTTGTACATATTGGCGTTGGGTAAACAGGCGTAGTGACCAAACACGGCCTGTGTGTTTGGTGTGCGCGATCCGCTAGAGAATTGAACAAGTCCATTTGCCCATTTAAAAGCAAAAGGGTCACTACCTTTACTTGTATCAAAAGGAGGTTCCATCTCTCCATCTGGGTATACATCACTGTGTAAAAAACGCCCTCCGTTCATATTGTCTTTAAAGTACAGAGCCACTTTTCCCAGTGCGTAATCAGCTAATAACAAATCGCCAATTGCGTACCCCTTAAAATCAGGGCGACCCTTTATTTTGCCATGACTAAATAACAGTAAAGCTCTTAACTGCTGGCTGCGCCCCAGTGTTACTAAATACGACCAGAGCAGTGTGCTGTTGGCACGAACGCCGCCGTAAGTCTCACCATTGTGCGTGCGTTGCTTGGTATAAATTAAGGGAATAGGAGACCCAAGCTGTGCCAGCTGCTGGAGCGAATCAAAACTTGACTGCGGAGCAAAACGGCTGGCACTTGTTTGGTCTTCTGTTTTTAATGGGCCTAGCTTTCTCTTCTGTTCAGGTGTTCTTGGTTTTGGTGCTATAAGTGCAGCTACAGCCGTGAGAGCTATACCAATTACAAGGTTTACAAGAATGGGGGTAATGGGGTCATTCTGGACGTCAGGCACATACGCATAAGCTTCTTTCCTCTTGCCGTTGTACTCATCGTTTAGGCGCAGAAATTCCCAATACTCATCTTCAGTAAGCCCTAAAGCTTCGATTATTTGTATTTCCGAGGGCAGTAAAACCCGTGGACTTGCAAATGCTCGACGGGGCTCCATCGAACCCCCGACTCTCCGAAGTTCAGCCATCCGTTTTCAAAATAAACTGCCATGCCATAGCCATTTTCGGACCTACACAGCGCAACTACACCACAGTCTACGTGAGTCGTTTGCTGGCCCCAGCGTTCTAACTCCTCCTTAAATACGCTGGTGTCACCGCGCTTTAGCCGCCTGTACCAGCTCCGCTTAGGTTCTGGTGTGCTGATTCCGTAATGGGCAAGCACAGCACGAGCCAACGACAAGCAGTCACCGCCTTCATGTCTGTTAAAGTCGCCGCCCAGCCTGTAGGGGCGTCCAAGTAGCTGATAAGGGTTCAACGGTTATTAACTGAGCCTGTCACAGGTAATTCACCAACTTGAAGGCGTGTGAGCACACGGTTTGGAGTGCTGGCCCCTACTGCATCAATCGCGCTGCTCAACAACACTTCTATAGTTTCAGTGTCATACGACATACTGGCAGCTATCCAGTTTTCTTGTGTTAGCTTTCTTTGCTTGCTAGTAAAAGTGCTATTCATAACAAAAGTTTCTACTTTAACTTTTTGCTTTTCGACTACTGCGGCCCTGGCTGCATTCATGCTTATTAAGTTTGCGGACAAAACTATTGCAGCTTCAATGTTGTCACCTGACCTGTTCTTTGCCCCACCCTGATAAATAAAACTAAGGTACTGGTGCCCATCAATTGTTTGCCCAATAGTACTGTTTTGGTACTTTGAGTCACCAACGGTGATAAATGTTGTTATGCACGTGTAACTCATCGGCCTAATCCAATTTTGGAACGCTGTGAGCGTGAATTTCTAAGCTTGTTCATTGTTAATGCGTTACCGCCTGCCGCGCCTTGGTTCGCAGCTACCTTCATGCCTGCCTTAACCGTTGAGTTCATCTGTTCCACGGTGACATACTGCATACCGTCCGGCATTGTTGTGGCCTGGATATTAGGACTATAGGCAGGCGTACCACTACCGCCGCCATAGAACGACATTGAGGCGCGTGCTGCCTCAAACTGCTGATTGTCGGTGATCGAGCCAGAAGCCCCCGGAATGAATAGCTCCGGCCCTTTTTCTCCGACAACATAAGGCGTGTTTGCGCTGACTGGGCCGCCGTTTGCGCGAAGACCTCCTCTTGAAAGTATGTCCGTAAAAATATTGCCACCATCACCATCGCTGGCGCCACCACCAAAGGCGCTATTAAGTATTCCTAGCGCCTTCATGACCAACGCCTGGGCAATCATCTGAGTCGCCATATCAATAAAGGCTTTTCCGATATTGGCGAACATATCGCTAAAGGCTTGCTCTACCGAACCAGTACCTGTAACAATGGACTGCACAGCAGATGACATTGCAGTAGCGGCTTCGTTTGCAATAAAACCGTATTTCTCCATTAGCTGGTTCTGACGCAATTCCGCCTGTTCTACTTGGTCTAGTACGGGAAGTAGTATCTCGTTTAAAGCTATTTTTTGCTTTAACTGCGCAATTTCTTTTGTAGCAGCTTCGCGTACTTTCTTATATTTTGATGTTTCAAGTTCCTCTTGTTCTTTAATTAATGCAGTTAGTCCGTTGATTACATCTTCGTACCGCCGTGTTTGCTTAATAAGCAAGTCAGCGCGTTCTGCTTCGTCACCACCAAATGGTGAAGCCGTCCTACGTTCCACGTCAGCAATATCACGCCTTAAACCACGCTCAAGACCTTCAAGTTCTTCTTGTCGTTTTAATTCCGTAATTTTTTCTTGTATTGCAAGTTGCTCTTTGATAGCCGCATTTTGCTGTATTTGCGCTTCAGTTTGGCCTCTAAGTGTTACTAAACGAGTGTCGAAAAGCTCGTTAATTAGCTCTGCGTCTGCAGCGTACTTACTGGTGGCTAGGGCTTGCTGGCGCTGGAACTCAAGTAAGTTTTCCTCCCGCTGCAAACGTTCACGTAAACGAGTATTTTGAAAGTCCAGAGCCTCCAACTCGGACATATTAATCTGCATGTATTTTGTTTTTATATCAAACTGTTTTAGTAATTCTTGACTTATTTGTTGCTGCAGTTGGAAACCTTCTGATGTAGGCAGTCTTGGGGCTCTTGGTGCGCCTTTTAAGTCCTCGTCTGTGGTTGTTTTCTTTAGTACGGGGGGTTCTGTTGTTCTTGAGGGTAGAGCTAACGCAATACGACTGAATTCACTAGCTAACTTTTGCCGTTTACTCTTTAACTCATCTACAAGCAGTTTTAGACTGTTTTTTGCTGTAGTATCAGTGGCTTCGTCGAGTCTTTTTTGCGCGTCAGTAAGTTTGTTGCTAACAGTGACAAGGTCTGCGCCTATCTTTTTATACCCAGCTGTTGTCGCAGGCGTAAAATTAAATAAGTCGGTAAGATAACTTGCTAAAGGCGTTAAAAATTTAATTACATTTGTAGCAAAATTCTGGAATTTCGCCCCGATAGCAGCAAGCAGGGGGCCTGCCGCACGGTTGGCGTCTTCTAATGCTTTGGTTAGACGAGCACCGGCCTCTGCTGGGGAATCGCCGATCTTTTTGGCCGCAGGCTCATACTTATTGAGAATGAAGTCTGCGAATGTGGTTACAAACTCGTCTGCGCTAACTTCGCCTTGCTCTAAGGCTTTTTGCAGCTCTTCCGCAGAACGGTTTGTGGCCTGGGCAAACAGTTGGAACGCACCAGGAAGGCGGTCGCCGATCTGACCTCTAAGTTCTTCGGACCTTACAACCCCCTTTGAAATAACCTGGGTTGCCGCTCGTAGTACACCGTTAAGGTCTTGTGCGTCACCACCTGTGGCTTTAGTTGCAGCGGATAAAGCACGGTATAAAGTTTCTGTCTGTTTAATACTGTTGCCGTTGGTTACTGCAGCAGCGCTTAATTGAGTGAAGTTTCTTGTAGCGTCTACGATTGGCTGGTTAAAATCTCGCGCAGCCCGGTCAATCGCTTTAAAACCTTCTGC